CAAGTGTTGGGCGGTACGGGCGCTAAAGGCGACTATCTGCACAGGCTGATTATCAGCGTCAACACCGTGGCGACTGCAACCGTGACGGTGCTGGATGGATCGACTTCCATTCCGCTGTTGACGGGTTCGGCTACGCTAGTGCCTGGCGTTTATAGCGTCGAAATGAATATGGCTGCTGCTACCGGCCCGTGGAAAATCACGACCGGCGCAGGCGCGACTGTCATTGCTGTTGGAATCTTCTCAGCATGATGAACAAACCGGGGCTTTATGCCAACATCCTAGCCAAGCAGGAACGGATTAAGCATGGATCAGGCGAGAAGATGCGCAAGCCTGGCGATCCCGGTGCGCCGACCGCGAAGGCTTTCCGCGAATCTGCGAAGACTGTGAAACCGGAGAACAAATGAGCGCAGCATGGACGCGTAGCGAGGGTAAAAACCCCGAGGGCGGCTTGAACGCCAAGGGACGGGCGAGCTATCACGCGGAGACTGGCGGCACGCTAAAGCCTCCCGTCAAGGCTGGCGATAACCCGCGTCGCGCGTCTTTTCTTGCTCGCATGGGCAATATGCCTGGCCCGATGGAAAAAAACGGTAAACCTACTCGATTGGCGTTAGCTTTAAAGGCGTGGGGCGCATCCAGTAAAGAGGATGCCCGCGCGAAGGCAAGAGCGATCTCGGAGCGTAATCGTGACTGACCAAGAGCGCATAGCGGCGGCGCTAGCGTATCAGGGCGCTACGGCTGCACCGCCAACGATGGCGCAAGAACTTGCCAAAGTGCCGAGCAGGTTGATTGGCGCATTGAAAGCGTTGGGCACAGGTTCAAGCTACGGATCAGCAGAGCCTGTCAATGCTGTGAACGATCTAGCCCGTACAAAGTTTTGGCGTGGTTCGGTGTTTGGCGTTCCCGAAGATGTGCAGCAAAGAAATGTTGATAGGGCAATGGAAGCTGCGTCAACAGCCGCGCCTATTAAACGCGCATTTAGTGCACCGCAAGACGAAGCATTGCGCCTTGCCCAACAGCGTGCAGCGTTGCCTGTAGAGCGTGGTGGTCTAGGTTTGCCGCCTAACAACACGGCAGAGCAACGGGCACAAGCAATGGGGTTTCTAAATAATGTTTATCACGGAACAAATGCAGATATACAAGCAATGAATGTTGCTGGAAAAGGTAAAACCGCTGGTGCTGGTGTTTTTGTTACTGACAATCCATTAGTAGCAGAAACTTATTTCAGTGGATCTGGAGAAGGAAATATCCTTCCATTACTTTTAAAAAAAGAAGGGTTGTTGTCAGTCAATGCAAAAGGAAGAAATTGGGCTGATATAGATACAAATACACTTGCCGCCAAAGCGGGAAAAAAACGATACTCTTTAGCTGATATGGAGTTAGACAAAAACTCAGCAACATCAACCGATGAACTTGGAATTATTGCTAAAGACCTTTTAGGATTAAAAGGCGTTGAAATTAAAAATGTGAAAGATTTAGGCCCAAATAGTCATATTTTTAGAGCTAAAGAATATTTAAAAGAAAAATACGGAATAACTCCAAATGAAACTTGGTCAAATGTTACTGGAAATCAATTTGCAGAAGCAAAAGACTATATGGAAAAACTTTATAAATCTCAAAAAAATACGGTTACATCCATTCAAGATTCAGATTTATTACGTTCCCGCTTTGCCGCTTTTGACCCATTCCGCAGAAACGCCGCAACAGCCGCAGCGATGGGCGTAGCAGCACCTGACTTGTTAGCCAAGGAAAAAAATAAATGAGCGAAGAACAAAGCACAGGTTTGCAGAAACTGCTGCATAACGTTGCAGCCTACGATAACGACTTCAAGAAGTGGGAAGCCCGCGCACAGAAAATTATCAAGCGTTATCGGGACGACAACCGCAGTCAAAACACAAACGAGACTGCCAAGTTCAACATCCTATGGTCTAACGTCCAGACGTTGATTCCTGCGGTCTATGCGCGTCTACCAAAAGCAGACGTATCGCGTCGCTTTGGCGACAACGACCAAGTGGGACGAGTAGCCTCGTTGCTGATTGAGCGGGCGCTGGATTACGAGATTGAGCATTACCCCGACTTTCGCAGCACGATGAAGCATTGCGTCGAGGATCGCTTCCTTGGCGGGCGTGGCACGTCTTGGGTGCGTTATGAGCCGCACGTTCAAGCGATTGATATGCCCGAGGACGGGCTAGAAGTCACCGAGGACATAGACGAGCCGGAAACCGGAAACCAAGCGTTAGCCGGTGAAGAACCGATGGAGCAGATCGAGTACGAATGCGCTCCCGTTGACTATGTTCACTGGAAAGACTTCGGCCATGCAGTTGCGCGTACATGGGAGGAAGTAACCGCTGTTTGGCGTTGGGTATACATGACCCGCGAAGCACTGATTGAGCGTTTCGGTGAGGAAGTCGGCAGCAAAATTCCTTTTGATGCTGGCCCTGACACCCTCAAACAGTACGGGCAAAGCACCAAGGAACACACTCGCGCGAAAATTTGCGAATACTGGGACAAGGAAACGGGGAAGGTTTACTGGTTCAGCAAGTCGATGCCTAACATCATTGACGAGCGCGACGACCCGCTAGAGTTAGAAGGATTCTTCCCCTGCCCGAAACCGTTGTTTGCGACGATGACGAGCGACACCCTTGTTCCTGTTCCTGACTTTGTGCTGTATCAGGATCAGGCTAACGAGCTTGATATTTTGTCCGATAGGATTGATGGACTCGTCAAGGCTTTGCGTGTTAGGGGCGTGTATGACGCTTCACAGCCCGCATTGCAGCGACTGATGACTGAGGGCGAGAATAACGCCTTGTTGCCGGTCGACACCTGGCTGGCGTTTGGTGAGAAAGGCGGCTTGAAGGGCGCGATTGACTTTCTGCCGATTGACATGATTGCTCAGACCCTGATTCAGTGCTATCAGGCGCGGACTGAGATTAAAACCAAATCTACGAAATCACAGGTCTTTCGGACATTATCCGAGGATCATCCTTTGCGTCTGAGACGGCTACAGCACAGCAAATTAAGGGGCAATACGCCTCTATCCGGCTGCGCTCAATGCAGGAGGATGTGGCGCTGTTCGCTACGGGGCTTCTCAGGCTCAAGGCGCAGGTTATTTGCACCAAGTTCCAGCCCGAAACGATTCTCATGTACGCGGCAGCGGATCAGCTTGAACCACAAGATCAACAGCTTGTCCCGCAAGCGTTGGCGTTGCTGAAAGACAAACCGCTACGCAATTTCCGCATCGAAGTTGCTGCTGACTCACTTGTTCAGCTTGACGAGCAGCAAATGAAGCGGGATCGGGCTGAGTTTATCTCTGCATTGGGCGCATTCTTGCGCGAAGCCTTGCCGCTGGGTACGCAAGCACCGGAACTTGTGCCCATGATTGGCGAGACGATGAAATTTATGGTTGCCTCGTTCAAGGGTGCGCGTCAGTTGGAAGGTGCAATCGACCAAGGCATAAACCAAATCGTCAACAGACCGCCGCCGCAACCGCAGCAAAACCCCGAAATGCTCAAAATGCAGGCTGAACAGCAATTGCAACAGGCGAAAATGCAAGCAGAAGGGCAGCTTGAACAGGCCAAGATGCAGGCAAATATGCAGGTCGAGCAGGCTAAATTGCAACTTGAGCAGGCAAAAGCGCAGCGCGAAATCGAAATCGAGCAGATGCGTGCTCAGATGGATGCTCAGAAAATGGAGTTTGAGCGTCAGAAAGCGGAAATGGAAGAACAATACAACCGCTGGAAAACCGAACTTGACGCAGCAACAAAAGTTACCGTTGCACGCATTAGTGCCAATCCTGGGCAAGATTTGCAATTGCTACAGGCTGCAAATGCGGCTTCCGAACGCATGACTGCCGAGCTTGGAGATAACGTCGTTGCTGCTGTGCAGCAAGTCGCTAATTTGCACGAGGACATGGCAAACAAGGCGAATGCAACGATGGACAATATCGCCTCAATGATCCAAACGCTAAATGCGCCGAAACGCATCATTCGCGGGCCTGATGGCAAGGCAATAGGCGTTGAAATCGCTGTATGAACGGAGGATGGGACACCGGCACATGGGATGATGCGACATGGGACTTTGTTCCCGTAATTGTCGATATTGATACCCATGACGGCGACAAACTGAAAGATCGCTTTGCAAGAGAAAAAGCGGTTCGAGAGGAGCGTCGCAAAGAAGTTCTTGCCTTGTATGAAAGAATTGTTGAAGGTAAAGAAGATATCCCCGAAGTCGTCGAACCGCTGAAATACATAACCAAGCAACAGATTTTGACAAGCAATCTTAATTTTGATAAATTGATTGCCGATCTTAAGAATGCTGAACAAATATGGAATCAGCATATCGAAACGGACGATGAGGAAATTCTGTTACTTCTATGAAAAAACGCTGGATTTATGTTGATGGTGAAGCAATAGAAGTTGGCGAGTACCAACCGACTCCCTTGCACCATGTAATGCCCGACATTCAGCCTTATCAGTCCATGATTGACGGATCAATGATTACCAGCCGCAGCCGCCACAGGGAACACCTGCAAGCGCATGGCTGCATTGAAGTCGGCAACGAAAAGATGGAAACGAAAGTTGCTCCGGTGAAGGATAACCGCAAAGAAGTATTGCGGGCGCAACTGGCAAACATGACTCACGCAGATGCAAACAAGATGTTAAACAAACTGCGCGATGACGCACGATTTACCCGTAACCCCCACAGGGAGAGATAAATGAGCGATCTAAACGCAATTGCACCAGTTGAAGATACCCGCAGAGAAAAGTTGCTGGAACAGTTTGAGCAAGTCGAAAGCGCCCCCGAACCTGTCCGCGAGGATGTGCCCCGCGACGAGCAAGGCAAGTTTGCAGCGAAAGAGCCCGAGCAGACAATGATGCAGCAGGCGCAAGAGCCTGTAGAAGAACCCGTTTGGAAACGCCCACCGGCTTCGTGGAAGAAAGATTATCACGACGTTTGGCAAACCGCTGATGACAGGATGAAAGAATACGCCTGGCAGCGCGAAGAACAAATGAAAGCAGGGGTACAGCCCCTGATGGAAAAAGCCCGCATAGCAGACCAGTTTAACGAGGTCTTGAACCCCTACATGGAGACAATCCGCGGCTTGGGGATGGATGCACCGAAGGCTGTCAAAGCCTTGATGGAAGCAGATCACGCATTACGGTATAGCGATCCGCAGCAAAAGCAACAACTTTTTATGCGACTCGCGCAGCAGTACGGTGTGAATTTGGGTGACATGAGCCAACTGCCACAACAGATGGTTGATCCCAATATTTCAGCACTTCAGCAGGAACTGAATCGAGTTCGGGGCGAGGTGTTGAGTTGGAAAGAGCAACAAGAGCAAGTGCAGAACCAGTCTTTGCTAAGCGAGATTGACAGTTTCGCTATGCGGGCTGAGCATTTTGAAGAAGCGCGTCCGACAATGATTAGTTTGCTGCAAAGCGGTGTAGCAACGACATTAGAGGATGCGTATGAAAAAGCATTACGCCTAGACGACAACCTTTATCAGCAAGTTCAACAGAGCCGACAAGCCCAAGTTGAGACTCAGCAAAAGGTCGTAGCGAATCAAGCTGCGAAGAAGGCTAGAGCGGCAGCGGTTAGTGTCAGAAGTGCCGCACCCGGCGCGACAACGGCTACCAAAGCGCAAGATCGCCGATCCCTGCTTGCCGAACAATTCGACAGCATGGCAGATCGACTCTAAAAACCTGATAGGAGAAAACCATGGCATTTGCCAATAGTTCTATCAGCGACATTATCGCTACTAACATCCAAAGCCGTAGCGGTGAGCTTGCTGATAACGTTTAACATATAGACGTTATAAAACTCCGTGAATTCGGTGAAAAGCTGAGATGCCAACACCGAGCCAAGCCGCAAAGGATAACCAAGGGTTGCGGAAGGTGTAACGACTAGGATGCGACGGAAGTCAAGTCCCACGAGCGCGGAGCGTAAGTATTAACCAAAGAGGGGAATCCCAAATGGTGACGATCTACGGATTAGAAGATGCAAGTACCGGCGCGGCTTATGTAGGCTGCACATCGGGCAAGATAGGTAAGCGGATGCGCGAGCATCGCAGCCTGTTGAAATCCGGTAAACACACTTCTAAACGGTTGCAAGAAGCGTGGAACGATCACGCTGGTTTGTTTCAAATGAAAGTATTAGAAACAATGCCAGCAGATGTATCCGTGATTGAAAAGCGCGAGCGTGAATTGTCTTGGATGAAGCATTACAGGGTGCAAGATTTGTTGCTAAACGAAAATGAACTATCGTTTAGACCCCCTGCGGATGCTCCAAAAAAGGCAGCGGCGGCACGAGTAGCCAATGGTTACCGTCCTAGCGCGAAAAGCAACTTAAAACGTAGATTGGCGCAGCTTGGAAAGCCGAAAGGCCACGGTGCAAAAATTAGCGCCACCAAGCAAGCGAAAAACTTACGATGAGATAGTCTGCTCTGCATGGAATAAAACATGCAGGAGCTTCGGATAAAGAGCCGAGGACATGAACAAAAAGGACAAACAACAACGCCCTGCTGCGCCGACTGAAAGAACGCGGAAACGTCAAGACCTTCTCAGGCGGTAACGTAATCTTGCAAGAGATTATGTATAACGACAGCGCCACCAACAACACCAATAGCTATAGCGGCTATGAAGTGCTGAACGTGTCCCAAAACAGCCCGATCTCTGCGGCGCAGTTCTCGATCACCCAATACGCTTCGGCAGTTTCGATCAGCGGCCTCGAGATGATTCAGAACAGCGGCAAAGAGGCGATCATCGACCTGCTGGACGGTCGTATGAGCGTTGCTGAGGCGCAACTGGCTAACCGTATCAGCGGTGACCTGTATCTTGACGGTACTGGTAACGCTGGTAAGAACCTGACCGGCTTGGGCGCTGCTGTGCCTGATGCTCCGAGTTCGGGCACTTACGGCGGCATTGATCGTGCTACTTGGTCGTTTTGGCGCTCGGTGTCGTACTCCGGTCTTAGCAACGGTTCGGCTGCGGTTTCGGCGTCCAACATCCAGCAATACATGGATGCAGTCGCTGTTCAGTTGATTCGTGGAACGGACAAGCCTGATCTGATCGTGGCTGACAACAACTACTATCGTCTGTATCTGCAATCGCTGCAAGCGATCCAGCGGATTACCGATAGCGGTTCGTCGATGGCCGGTGCTGGCTTTGCCTCGCTGAAATACTTTGGCGCTGGTATGGCTTCGGACGTGGTGCTGGATGGTGGTATCGGTTCTTCCGCTACCGCTAACCATATGTTCTTCTTGAACACCAAGTACCTGATGTTCCGTCCGCACGCTGACCGGA